TGAAGAAATCATGTCTGGATACAAAGAAAATCAGGCACAGGCTGCGCGTATGTTTAATGAACGTAAACAAGGAATGAAGGATGATAAAATTCATATCACACCAGGTGACGAAAATTCACACTATTACACAAAGTCTGATGAGGCGCCAATTTCTCACCCAGCCGAAGTTATGGAACGTCTCAAAAAGGAGCAACCTAATGCGAATATGGAAGATCTCGTCAAAGAGGCTGATAGTATCGTCGCAAAAGAAGTTGAAGAACTTCAAAAGAAACGTGCAGAAAATTTGAAATTGAATGATGTCAAAGAAGGAGAGGAAGGGGAAGAGGAAGAAAAATAATTTTCATAACTAATAATAAATGATAACTACATTTGTCACCGTCATCATTGTGAGTGCGTTCTTTATATTGTTTTTTGAAGGGATGAGTTCAAAAAACAAAATGAAAAGGAAAAAGGAAATAAAACGTAAAAAAATAGAAGCGAGTACTACTGCTGGTTTTATTGAGGATACATATAGAGATCCCTTTATTAATCACTTTATTCCTCCTAAAGTTGGGAATATAGGAAAGTTTGTATCATACTCAGGCATACCTGAGAATCACTGGTTGCATGGTTTTCCCCATAAAAAATCCAAGTAAAAATACAGCAAACGCAATTATCCATGTCGACTTCTCTACATTCTTAAAAAGATCAGATGATTCTTTTTCTTGATACTGTGGTGGTTGTTGATATTCAGATGGATGAAAATAATATTCCTCCTCACGTGCTGGTTTATCATTACTTTCATCTTTCTCTTCTGGAACATCTTGGAGTATGGAATTATATTCGATGGGGTTACCAATGTCGGTTTCCATTTCTGAAATAACGTGGGGTTTTTTTAAGCTACTTCTTCCTCACTTTCACTTTCATCTTCTACCACAAAATCTTTGAGATTACCATTTTCATCGGCGTCATCATCTTCTTCTGAATCATCTTCATCGTAAACTTCATCGTCTGTGTCAATGTCGGAATCTAAATCCGTATCATGTTCGTCTGTAGCATAGTCATCTTCTAGAATATGCTCAGTAGGCTGAAATAATACAGGTTTCTTTATATGTCTTCCTGAACGAGTACGGGTCATTATAACCATTTAGGTAATATTAAGTATTATTGTTTAAGTAGTTTTATAAGATTATTATCTATTAATACATAAGTTCTTGCCCTATTCTTCTTTCCTTTACATAGTGGACATTGTTGTGTTATTTTATTCCCCTTGATGACATAGGACATGACATGATCCGAATGCTCACCCTGTATAGATTCACAATACGATGACGTAGTAAGGGCAACGTGCGTTGTATTGTTTCTCCTGATACTCACGATAGAAGCACCCGATTGTCCAGGTACAAATTTTTGAATAAATCGTTCCAATAAAGGTTTAGTATCACGTTGATTAAATTTAGATTTATCTATAGATTTTTTAATTTCGGGACACTTTTGAAGTTCCTCTCTTTTGGGGTACAAACGATCTATGATCGGAGATGGGAGCTCGTGTCGACGCCCACAGAAATCTTTACAAAAACCATCTCTCCGCCCACGTAACGTTTCACATCTACAGAAACATTTCTGTATAATCAATTTACCACTGATGATGAACCAAATATGATTTGAATTATGATTCCTTTTCAGATTCTCACAATAGTTTGATGTAGTTGATACGAGAAACATCGTTTTGTGTTTAAATAATTTAGTGATATACGCCTCAGACTGACCCTCTATATTTTTTCTGACAAATGCTTCAATTAAGGACTTAAGTTCTTCATCTTGGAGTTCATCCTTCGTCTCTTCTTCAGTAAATGAACCCTCTCGTATAGGTGCCGACGGTGGTTGAATAAATGTGTTTTGGGGTGCATCCGTTCGGACAGCAGACATCTTTAGGAATTCAACATCTGGTGCCTGTTCGACACGAATGATCGTACTCAATGGTTCTGGTGTGTACATGAAAACTGGGAGATATGATAGTTGATTTACCTTCCCATTTTCACACTCAGAACATCCTCGTCCATCACATGCTTCATGTTTGGCTTTTTTATACGACCATGGCATACGAAATCCACTCCCCTTGGTTTTCCTATGTAAATCACCATATACAGAAGAGTCTATTATTTCATTCCAATCTGTTCCACTCTTCGCTTTAGAGAGTGCAATGAGCACATGTTCCCTGAGAGCGATCGCAGATGACTGATCAACAACAAAATTAGGCCAATTTAAATGTACACCGGTCTTCACAAGGGTTCCACATTTCTTTGGAGGTGATATAGATATGAGACATTTCTTACCACCGTGGCGTTTGACTTTGTCACAAATTATTTTACATATAGATTTGATATCATCAATCGAAAGAGAATCTTCATTCTTATAATCAATATCGATGAAAAAATTATATGTAGGGGTTTTCTGTTCAACTACAAATAGTTTCTCACCCTTCTTGATAACCTCTATGTATTTGTCATAAAAGTCATTCAATCTATCAAATGGCACAGAGAGTTTTCCTCCGTCCATGAGCACATGTGATAGATTGGTTGCATTATTAAATTTTTGAGTTGAACACCAACTCTTGAACATATATTTTTATTCATTTTCTTCTCTAAACCACTTCATAATTGAAACATCATGGAATTCTATTTTTTCAGAAAGTTCCTTTTTTATAACAAGAAGTTCATATACCGTTTTATCGGCGTTTTCATCTCTCCACTTAACAATTTCCTCTTCACAGAAACCACGGTTCTTATCAAGTAGTTCTGTAATCTGATGTAAGATGAAAGCCTTAGACTTCATTATTTAATAGAAAATGTTTTTCTATTCATAGAACTTATACACGAATAAAATTCTGGATTTTTGATGACATTGTCTATAATGAGCTTCCATCGCTTACGTCCATTGAATTCCTCGAGTGTATCAAAACTCATAAAATCATTTTCATCATATGTTTTTTTATAGGGTTGGTGGAGTGCTTTTTTGACTGAAGTCTTTTGTTTTTCATCATAAAAACGTCGAACAAGATCTTGTTGTTGGGATTTATTGTAATTGACAAAGAAGATGAATACATTATATTCCAAATCAACTGTCGGACTTTCTTTATGTATAAATTTGAATTCGGTATACTGACCACTCTTTAAGGATACAACACCCCGTGTTTCCTCTTCTAATTCTCTGAGAGCACATCGTAATGGGTTATAAATTTCTCTTCGTCTACACCCTCCTGTAACAAAAATCCAATCCTTAAATCTCCAATCTCGAACCGTTAAAAATTTTGGTTTTCCATCTACGAAGCTTACAGGTACTGCAATCGCTTTGTACTTTTTCATTGCGCATTCGCAAGTTATATTAAGTGGACATGTTTATTCCGGTATTTTTTGCCTCCTCTGGATTTATTTCAGATAAATCATCATCGTCATCATCATCACCCTCAATTCCATTAAGTCTTTCCATAACATCTTCTGAGAATTCCTTAAGTTCATAGAGTTCCTCCTTGGTCTTATTCAATTCACGAAGTAGGAAAATTACACCGATGACACAAATAGCAGTCGCGATCATCATAACATTTTCGTGGTTGAAGGGGATCATCTAATGTATTTAATCACTTTCTTTTTAAGCTTTCTACATCATAGTACCCATTAATGTTCTACCTGCAGGAGGACATTCATACGGGGTCTGGGCAAATTGGACGGCTTCGTAATGCGCATTTTCACATGATTTATCCGTCGATGGTGAAGGATGACCGATGAAGGTTTCAAGTGTCCTGGATTTAGGATCGTACGTCAATACAAAAACGATGGCGAGAAGGAAAATGAGAATCCACATTTACTATTTAGTTAGAATATAATAGGCCGCCCATACCATTTTCGATACGGAGGATGTTGTAGTTTACGGCGTAAATATCCTTGTTGACCGAACGGGTATCGTTGACGATACGAGCCGAGTCAAGTCGGGAAAAGTTGAGAGTACCAGTGGGCTGGAGCTTACCAGTCTCAAGGCAGAAGGGGTACGTGAACAATTTGGTAGAAGGGGTACCATTCGCGTGGGAAGTGTGGTAGTAAAGGGGAACCGAAATGAAGTTGGGGTTGGCGAATTTGAAATCGGCCACATCGGTACCATTGATTTGAAGCTTGAGCTTATTGTCGTCGTTGAGGATCGCCAAACCACCAGCGTTGGTGGTAACCAAATC